GAGTCTCTCTTTTTCCTTCTTGAACCACTTCTTCGCTGAGTTCTCTTGCTCTATTCTCCAAGCATCATAGTAAGCTTTTGCGCTCGCAGCCCCTGCACTTGCTGCCCCCTTTGCTGCATTCTTCAGAGTTTCCAGAGGCTCCATCGCCCCACTAAAGATTGACCTTCCAAGTCCAATACCTACGCGCGCAGCTCCCTCAGCTTGTTTTCCTAATTGTTGGTAATCTTTCTTGGAAGTGTACTTCTCCCCCCTCAATCTCTTCATTATGTTCTCTTGGGCAAGCTTTGGGTCTCTTGCTTTGTCTTTACCTATCCGCCCAAGCGTGTCTGCCCAACCTTGGAACCACCCGAGGGCCATTTCCTTACCTTCGTTCTTTGATTCTTTCCCATTCTTCTTTAACCAATCATTCCATTCTGTCATTCGGTCTTTGGAAGCTTTGACTTCATCGTCTAGTTCCTTTGTGCTATCAGCAGCCCCAAAGAACCTCCCAACACTACGGACCATCCCCATTAGGCTGAATGCTTTGTCTTTATGCTGCCCGTACTTCTCTTTCTCTTTGTTCAACCTGTCTTGAGCATTTTTGTATTCGTGGAGTCTCCCCTCGGTTTCCCTCTTCATCGATTCCCGGTATAATGCTGTTTTCTCAGCCTTCTTACCAGGATCAGTTTCTTGTTCAGCTGCCTCCTTCAGTTTCTCAATGCTTGTTATCCTAGAAGACTTCATTCTTGTGGTACGTTCTCTAGCCTCATCGAGTTTATTGATGAGTTTTTGTAGCTCAAGAACAGCCCCAGCAATAAACACCCCAAAGCCCAAACCAATAAGCCCAAAGAGAGCAACTTTCAAAGTTATTGCTCCAGCGGCACTGGCAAGCATTGAGGCACGAAGAACTATCAATTTTTTGGAGACAAGAATGATTTGACCAGCAAAGAACGAAAGGCTGCCAGCACCAATGAGGAGAGGACCGAGGGCAGCGATGAGAAGGGTTACAGCCACTACAGTTTTCTTAGTTCCGTCACTCCAACCCTTCCAAATTGCTAGTCCAGCCTGAAGAGTTTCGGCTAGCTTCTCAATGTATGGGACCAAGAGCTTTCCAATGCCTATGGAGACAACTTGAACTTGATTCCAAACAGCCTTCATCCGATTAGCAAATGCCTTCATTTGCTTGTTGGCTACCTCGTCAGTTATCCCTGCCATATCCCCAAGCTTTTCCGCATACTCTCCGATAGCTTCGCTAGTTCCTAGCAATGGAAGAATCACGGATTGTACGCGCGCTTGAAATCCCATAGCCTCTAATGCAGCAGACTTCTCTTGCGTGCTCATATCCTTCAAAGCACGTTCCATATCTCCGATGATATTCTTGAAGGAGCGGAACTCACCGCTTGCATCAAATACCCTCACATTCATACGCTTGAACTCAGAGGCATTGTCTCTGGCTGCCTTCGTTAGTAGCCGGATCATTCTGTCAGCAGCATTACCAGCCAACTCTGCCTTTATACCTTGGTCTGCATAGGCAGCTAACAGTGCTACACCTTCTTCTAGCTTGATGTTGTATGATTTGAAGGCGGCTCCAGCCTTACTTGTTAGAGCTACAGAGAATTGTTGGACAGAAGCATTGGCTAGAGTATTGGCTCCAACGAGAATATCAGAAAGACGTGCCATATTCTCAGCGTCTTTGATGGCATCTTTACTTGACAATCCAAGAGCGCTTTGTGCGTCCGTAAGTAAGTCCGTGGCCAACGCCATATCGAAGGCTCCAGCAGTCGCAAACTTGGAAACCTTCGGAAGCAAAGCCATCGATTGTTCAGCGTCCTTACCCGCTGAAGCTAGATAGAAGTATGACTTTGCGAGATCAGTTGGACCTTGCAAGGCATCCCCGCTGTAGGACATACCCAAGGCTAGACCAGACATTCTCCTTGCCTGATCTTCTGTGACCTTCATAATTGAAAGGCTCTCCGTCATAGCCTTATCAAACTTCCCAAAGCTGTAGACGCTCGCAGTCCCAAAAGCTATTATGGGGGCAGTAACTCTCATGGACATAGTACGTCCGAGAGAAGTCATACCAGAGCCAAACTTTTTGAGGGCTGTCCCAGTAATTTCTAGGGAAGAACGAATACGCTTTTGACCGGCTACAAACTTACCCGTGAGCTTGTCGTGGAGTTTGCCTCCCTTATCAACAAAGCGTTGAGTCTCAACAGTGGAGTTATGAAGCATCTTCTTGTAGTCTTTATTGTCGCCAGTCAGACGAACAACCAGACGTTCTATTTCGGATTCAATAGCCATTGTTTAGTGACTCACCGCGCGTACCCAACGGTTTTTAGTTTGCTTCAAGGTCTCTAGGGAAGTCTTCTTCTTAGCAAGCCCGAAATCGAAATCCAACTTTTGGTCCTCCATTTTGATCTTGTTGGGCTTACTTGAAAGTACCTGCTGAACCCTCTGAGCTACTCGCATCAGGTAGTAGTCTGTCCGATCCGGATTACTCCATTCAGACTGCAACCAACTCAGCCTTGTCCGATACTCCCTATGGCTAATCTGTTCCATTAGGGAGTGGATTGGTCCCGCATAGCCTACGCTTTGAGCTACGCGGAACCATCCTCCGTATTCTCTGGCACGTTTCCCAACTCATCCTTCTGAAGCTTGACAAGCTTCTCTTGGGTAACCTTCAACCTCTCTTCCAATGCCTCTTGAGTTTCCTCTTCTTCTTCCAATTCGCTAATCCTCTTAGCTTCCTCAAACAAAGCCTTCACAATTCGGCTAGGCCAAGATTGAACAGTTGCCAAAGAGACAGCCTTACCCTCCGTGGTAAACAAGCAAAGAGAAACCAGTAGAGGCTCCACGCTAGCCATACCTGACATGCTCTGAAGATTTCCTTCAGAACCAAATCTGGTACAAGCCAGCATGGTATTACGGTACTTTACGGCAGAAGCTTCTGAAGCTTCCCGTAAGACATAGGAAACGCCTTTGACTTGGACAGGAAGTTCAATCAATTCCAAGTCGTTAAAATCCAAGCTTTTCATCGTTCGCTCCTAGAAAGAGAATGGGTTTAAGTCTTAAGTTCCTTCTACTTCTGTCATCACGAAGTCAGCCTCTACATTATTAGTCGGGTCATAGTTGGTAGGCTGGATAACAATGTCAGCCAAGGGCTGCTCACCCTCTACCAATGCTCCGGGCGTGAACGTTTTCAAGTATCCATAGAACGCCAGAGTGCTGCTATCAGAGAAAGTTACCGTGATGGTTGTTTCCTCGTTAATGGCTGCTAGAATTTCGTCATAAGCATCTGGATCATAGGCAGCCGAAATGCTCATCTCTGTCATAGTTGAAAGAGACCTAGCACGAAACGTTCTCAAAGACGTATTGTGCATGGTAGTCTGCTCAATAGCATCACCGCCGTCTAGTCCAGGAGGCGTAACTTCCTTTTCCCAAAAGCAAATGTCTGTGTCATATGCAATGGTAACGAGCGTAGAAAACCCATCGGGTAACTGAATACCATCCGGAGTAGTTCTGGTAGTCGGTGCAGGAGGTGTAGCATCAGCCATAGTAATCTCCTCTGTTTGTCAAGTAGTTTGTCTTAACGACGTTAAGGCATTGATCGTAAAAAGAAATCTTCTCGTTCCAAGTTCCTTACCTAAGTTCAAAGGCCCACTCACTCGATTGATCGAGTGTACAAGATAGACGTTAGAACCAATCGTCACTGAGTCTTGGTAGGCTGTTTCGTCTAGGGCTATGGCTATGGCGTTTGCCTTTGCGTGGCCTACTGTTGGACTGGTAGCTCTGATGCGTATTTGGATGCCTTGGTGCTCTGCCATTTTCCCCTCAACGAAATCTCTCCCGTGCTTCTTCCCCTCTGTACCATAGACCGTGATTGTATTGTCTGGGCTGTCTACTTCTTGAGTTGCATAGATGGGCCAATCATCTTGGTCCTCGGGTAATGTGCCAAGGTCTAAGCCAATCAGCATGTAACGAATAACATCTTCAGGGGAGTGGGATAAGCTCATCGCTTCTTTCCTTTCTTGGCAGCCTCAAACCTACCCTCAGCTGCTGCTATGGCCGTGTCAACATCCCTATCTATAGCCGTGAAAGCACTTGCTTTTAATGCTCCTACATCAACTGGGACTAGCTGTTGGCTTTCTCGTTGCAATCTCATCCCACCCATGAGTAACGAGTGCTCAAGCGTAGCTCCGGCCTTCAAAGCGGTTGTGATGATGCCTGCTATCTCCTTGGCCTTAGTGCGTTTGGGTTCTTCCAGAAACTTTGCTTGTGTTCCCGCTGTATGTGCTGCCTCCTTATCTTCATGGACGTAAGCAGCATAGTTGGCAGTGTATCCAACTACAACAATTGGAGAGTCTTTCCCAAACTTCTTTTTCAGCTTTTGGAAGGCAGCCTTCACAGCATGTAAGCCAAATATTTCAGCCATTGTCTGCCTCGTTGCTGATAGTCAGTACTCCTCGTGCGCGTACATAGTCGTTGGTTGTATCCCACAGGACATAGCGGAAAATGCCGGAGGTTGCCGTGTTCGTATCATCCCCACTAACTGTCACTTGGTTACTACTAGCCCCACCAACAGATATGTCTCCATCATCAGAATTGACAGACCAAAGAACAGTAGTTGAATCATCAGCATTGTAGACACAAAAAGTCAAGTCTGAAGAAGAGAGATCAATAGCCGCGTCATCGTCATCGACAATCGTAAACACGAACGGACCAAACGCTGCATGTTGATATTGCGTAATCGTGTTGTCAGTAATGGCTCCTGCCGAGACAGTAACCGAAACAGGTGTAAACGTAGTGGTTGCACTTGAGATTGTGGTTGTCAAACATTGAGGTAAGCTGTGCGTGTCCTTGACAAAACCTGAGCCTTTCATGTCTGCAAGATCAACAATGATTTCGTTTTGCTTTGCCTCCGTTGCATCCCCCCCGCTACCACTTGGCGCCGCTGCTAGAGCCGCTGTCGTGAAGTCATAGACGGCTCCATCCAAAACCATCGTGGTGTCAAGCTTGTTTGCCACTGCCAAAATAACGGAAACATCCGCCTTGCTCGCCGTTCGACTGGCTGCGTCGGTTGTCACGTCCGGCAATGCCGTAAGCGTCGATCCGTTCAGCGTGGCAGGCAGGCAGTCAACGTAGCCCAAGAGGCCCGATAGTTGAGTGTCGAGGTTCGCCGATGCAAGCCCCACGGCCGCTCGCACACCAGATGCATCGAGCGTGCTTGTCCCAATCGTCGGCTTGTTGCTCACGTCGGCCGACCAATCGAGCGTAGCAGGTGACTTGGCGACCGCTGCCCCTGACGCATGGCGGCTTGTGATTGTGGCGTCGAGTTTGTCGATGATCCACTTGCCGATGCTGCCTGCCGTGGTGAACCCTGACGTTAGTGTGTTCCAGATCACACCAGCAAGCGTTGTCCGCTCGCCCGAGGTCAACGTCATGGAATCACCCGCCGTGGCGAATCCCGTTGCTGTGGCCCATGCACTATCGCCGTGCGTCTCTAGAGTACCAAGTGCCGTTGCGACTACGCCTGCTGCATCGGGGACTACAGTATTGGGAACTACAGTATTGGGAACTACAGTATTCCAGTTTCCCTTGTCATCCAACGAAGATGCAGCAAACGTAGCGGCCACTAGTGCGTTAGCGGCAAAAGCATCGGCAGTAAACGCTCCAGTCTTGATCGACGATGCCGTGACGATGTCAGCAGGAAGTACAACCGTATCCATGCCGGTTGACGCCAAACTGAAGCCCGTCTTGCCCCAGTCGCTCAGGGCCGTGTCGCAAGCGGCGTTAATAGTAGCCGAGTTCGTGTCGTCCTTGAAATCTCGCCAAGAGATGTTCGTGCCGTTGTCTACCATAGCTCCATCGTCGGGACCGCTGGAACAACTGATAATCATCAAGTCATCAACGCCTGCATCGACCTGCCAGCCAGCGGTTGTATGGCCATTGGAGTTACACCACTTGATAATGCCGAGGTCGCCAGCGGAGACCAGGAAGCCAGTCGTCGCTGCATTCCCGATAGTCTCACACTCATACGCCTTGATC